AAAAAAACCAGCGTTTTCTAAATCATTAATAAAAAAACTTTGCAATTCTTCTTTTCCACTAAAATCAATTTTAAAGCCGTTAAAATCACTTTTTGAACCTCCCGTGCCATAATTTAAAGTTCCTGCCTCTAAACCTTTATACAGTCCAAAAATCCTATACAATCCGTTTCTATCTTTAAAGATTACACGATAATCTTTGTTTAATAACTTTGAAATATTTTCACTATCATTTGCCCCTTGTAATTCTAAAGCGATAGTTTGATTGTAAAACTTTCCACCCGCTTCCGTTTCTTGACTTTCGTTTGCATTTTGCAAACCATTAGAATAGAATTTATAAATAGTTGTCGTTGGAAAACTCGTTAATATGTTTGCACTTGTGACTATTTGAGAACGTGAATAATTTACAAAAGGGAAAAGGTAAATTTCTTCAATCCCTCCTAAATTATTTTTGCATTTTCTATTATATCCGCTGTTTACTGCAAGTACCATGGTCTGTCATTATATCGGTTACCGTTTAATTTCCATCCTGCTGTTACCTTAATATTTAAATTTGCATTAACCTCATCTTGATAAGTTTTAAATTCTGGGATTGAATTATTACAAATCCATTTATTAAAGCGAATAATCAAACCTTGTGCAAATGCATTGTATTTATTCGATAAAAATAAAACCTCATCTTTAGTAACTATCTCCGCATTATCCGCTGTGTGTTTATAGATACCGCCATTATCAACCATATACTGCCCGATTTCGATATACTCAGCCATTGACTTGTGTTTTGTAATTGGTTTTATAAATTTAGTGTATAATTCCAAATACAAGCCTGATAACGTTTCAGCTTCCGCTTCATCCGCTATTTTATTGTATAACTCAGTCCCTAATAACGGCTCGATAGTCATTAATTGAACGTTTGCAATACAAAAAATATACTTATCTACATCAACATTCCCACCTAATACGGTAGTCGATGCCATTTCTTGCGGTGTAATAAATAAAAACTCTGCCATTATTGAAATCTTTTGTTAGTTGGTAAAAATCCGTTATAAGGCATATCGGTTGGCTTTTTAGTTGCTAAAGGTTCACCACTATTTGGCACTTCGGTTTTAATTCCTAATTCTTTTAAATCCTTAATCATTTGTTGAGCCTTTTCGATTGTGATATTCTTATTGCCTTTTTTCAAATATACTTTTCTTTGCCAAAAATGATGACAATCACCACCGCCTTTGTATTTTAATATGTCGTATGTATTTGCTCCCTTTGGTCCCCATCCCGGATTGACTGCTCTTTCACTTGCTTTATCAATATCTTCTTTTCTGAAAACCCCTCCTTTTAAACCTATCATTTTTTGACAAAAATCTCTTTTAGGATTTAAATTTCCTGCGTATTGAAAACGAACTTTAAAAACCTCATTATCTAATTCGCTAGGAGCTAAAGGTAACCTATCGGGAACGCTGGCAAACTGAATATCTATACTTTCATCTGTCCACTTTTCGCAATCTACAATTTCCCAATTATCTAAATCTTCTTCTTCGCCTAAATCAATAAACAAATCTAAATCAGTCTTTTTTTTTTCATCTGATAAAACAACAACTACTTCTTGCAAAGGTTTGAAATACAAATCTAAATTAATGTCATAGTATTCTAATATTTGTTTGATACCGTCGATTATAAAGCGTTGTTTTGGCTCAATAACATATTTAATCAATTGCTCCCGTGCTGTTGTTAATTCATCCGCATTATTACCAAAACCCGTATTATCTTTAATACCAAATAATATTGGCGAAACAACACGGTGCGAAGTCATAATTTGTTGGCGGCTTTCGCTTGTTAGATATTCCCATTGTTTATGAGCATCGTTTACAGTCAAAGGCGTTACGGTTACTTCTGCCTCCCTTCCGTTAAATGATAAAACAAATTTACCCGCATTACTTGAACCCGTTAATTTTGCTTTAATCTTATATTCTAAGTCGTCTTTTTCTTCTTCACTCAAAGAATTACCGTCAGGAATATTTATGATATACCCAAAAGATAAACCGTTTTTAATATGATTAATATAATAGTTTGAAATTTCTTCTTCCATTTCCATGTATGGAATACCCGCTAAATAATCAGGATCACTAAAATAAGTTTTACCCGCTTTATACGGCATCCCGTTGTAGATTTCAATTTCATCTTTTGAAGTTCCAAAAGTTGCAAAAGGTAAAGGAGTATATTTGTTACTGCTCCAATCACGTGAGTAAAAATAAGTTTCAATCTCTTCTTCTTCATTCTCGATTGAAGGTGCAATACGTTCTTTTGGTGTGTGCTTTATAGCTCCCAAATCTATTTTATTTTTGGCTTTTATCACTTGTGCCGAAAACTCATTAAACATTACAAAGTCAGAAACAATACGTCTAACATCTTCATCTTTCATAATTACTTTAAAACGTAACCAATCAGCAGTATTTGTAAATGCATTTCTCGCTCCAATACCTTTTCCGTAAATCATATCAATATATGAATTTACAATAGCTGAATGCGTAGTACTTCCATTATATCGTTGTATCATGTAATGATAAAAGGAATTGTGTTTCCCATTCAATACCCAATTTTTAGATTTATTTTCCTCTACTTTTGGGCGGATGTAATTGTTTAGTTGTATTAATCGAATATCTTGTGCCATTATGAATAATATATGTTATTTGTTAGCTTATAATCTTGTGGTGTTTGCGATGTAGCAATAAGCTTTCCTCTATAAACAACCTCGTTATTTTCAGTAATTCTAATTTGATACTTTGAATTTTCAATAAATTCATAATCAAACTCTAAAAATAGATTGCCATCGGTAACTAAATATGTGTTTTCAACTGTTTGAAATCGTTGTGTTGCCTCATTAAATAAAGATAATACCAATGCATCGCTTGGATATAATCGAGGGATTAACTTTAAAGTGTGCGTTGTATTTGATGGGATTACTACGTTCATATCTATATAACAAAAAAATCCCCATTTTGTTACAAATAGGGATTTAAAACTAATCAAAAAAAAACTAAACCAATGCTTCGAATGCCGTTGCTGTTGCTTCGTCTAATTTAGGAGATAAAGCGCCCGTTGTAGAAACACCGGTTAAAGTGTAACCATTCATTTCGCTTTTCGCTCCGCCTGTTGCCTGAACAACTGTAAAATCAATACCGTCATCAATACCAATAGCATGGAAAATTCCATTTCTATCTTTTACTACTGCCATCGGGAAACCGTATGTCAAAAGATTTAATTGAGCCGAAGTAGTGGCATCAATTTTCTTTAACATTATTGTCATTGTTTGAGTATTTAAAGAAGTACCCGTATTTCTATCAGAAACAAAACTTTCTGAAACGTTGTTACCGTCGCCTTCAATCTCAAATTCAAAAGCCTCAGTAAGTAATGGATTGATTGCTGTTGCAACACCTGCCGCTACTGTAAAAGGATTTTCTAAAAAATTAAAAAGGTAAAGTTTTCCTAAACCTCCAATATTTTGCTTACACGCTCTTAAACGCCCAGCTGTTAAATCACAAGCCATATCTATTTTTTTAAAATAAGGGCGATAACTAAATCGCCCTTGTTACTTGTTTCAATTATGCAATAGGTCTTGCCCAAACGATATCCTCAGAGTTGTAATATTGAACCCCACCAGAGTAAACCATTTTACCTCTGATTTGTCCAGTCAATAAACCTACTTCATCTTCATCAACTAAAGAGATTTGATTGAAGTCAGCTTCTAAACCTGTTCCGAAAATCAAGTTTTTAGGCTCAGCAATTACGATAGTGTTTGCAGGTAAACCGTTATTCTCAACGATTAAGTATTTACCAAAACGCACTGTTTTTTCGTCACCACCTAAACCGTTTGCGATACCTTTAGAAACTAAGAAGAACCAATACGCTTGAAATACATCAGGCGATACATTTACTTTAACTTCTTTGCGTCTTAATGCTATTGGAATACCTGCTAAAGCAAGTTTCAATTGAGCTTCAACGTTTGCCTCAGTAACCGCATCGATGTCGATATCAATAACAGCAGCATCGGCTAAAAACAATTTCAAGAAACCATCCCACTCGTCAGCATTTGCGGTGTCACCCTGCCAAATTTTATAATCAATATCCTCAGCAGTTTGACCTAACATTTCCACTTGGATAGCTTCCATGATGTCAGCTGGTGCGTTTGGATTTGCAGCACTCGCTCCCATAGTTTCTTGTG